CGTGCCGTCAGTATCAAGCGGCTGCGGATTTGATGCTGGCATGTCCTGTCCCTTTGTGGGTGATGCCGGTGCATCGTCGCGAACATAAACGGCAGCCTTTGCAGGATCGCCACCTGTGAGGTAGTTCCATCCAACGTCAGGCAACAGCAACCGCCAGCCGCTTTGCCTATAGATAAGCTCTACCGTGACTTGCCAGTAGTTCAGCTCAACATCGTTTACAACCTCGGTAGCTTGCTGAGCCGCAATGCCAGCACACTGCCAGGTATATGCAGCACCACCGAGATACGCCGCAGAGTTGATGGCATTGGTCACAGCCGCCGCAGTCGCCAAAGGAAAGGACGAGCGGTTGCCGCTGATTGACGCTCGCACCTCCGCCTCTGATGTTGTGAGTCCCTCAAAAAACTCGCCAGCAGAGTTGGTGAGTGGTCTGATATCGCCGTTGCCTGCGCCCTCGTAGTAGGCCAACGCTGGCACCTGTGCACCGCCAGTCGAGAACGCCCAAACGTCTGGCCTTGCCAATGGGTTTGGCTCAAACTCGATGTTGCCGCGCTGCGGCACCTCGTAGTTGTAGGTGATGACTGCGTGCCACGGGTCAGGATTATTCTCAGAGACGCTGCCTTCCGTACATCGAAGGTATGTGTACTCAGGATGATATGAACCATGAAAGATGCCGACGGCATTGAGCATCGACTGATGTGACGTTGCTGGATCGTCTAAGGTGATAGCGTATTGGATTTGTGCACGAGGCGAATCGCCAAACCGATGTTGGAACGTGCGGCCAGCCAGCTCACGATATGAAACAACGGCCATCAGGCAGCCCCCATGATTTCTACGGTGCCACCAAGCAACTGAATGTTGCGGTTGATCTCTTGCAGTTCCTGGCTTTGCTTTCGTGCCTCGGCCAGCCCGGGGTCTTCTCTGCCAGTTGCCAACGCAAGAAACTGGCCGATGCCGCCAGCACGAATGTCAGCGACTTCTAGTGCTTGGTTGTTGAGACGGCCAATGTTCTCAAGTCGCTGTTTTTCGATGTCGTCACGGTCCTGATACAGCTTTGCCAAGTCTTCGTTTTGCTTGCGAGTCTTGTCAAAAGCATCTTTGACTTGCGTGCCAATGTTCTCAAATAACTGTTCCGCATCAAACACACGCTCAATACGTGAGCGAGCCGCACGGATACCGTCTCGCAAAAACATAGCAATCGTGTTGCCAGCCTCATCCTCTATTTGCTGAGGCACCTTGCCAGCCTCTAGGGACTGCCGCAGATTCGTAATGGCTGCACGTCCTGAACCTACTGATTGTTCCAATGCAGTTCGCAACTGCTCAGCCATGCCGTCAACAGCATTGCCGCCACGCCACCAGTTGCCCATCCGCTCTAGCAATGTCTCTTGACGTTCCCAGCCGCCGCCACCACCGCCGCCACCACCTGCACCAGCACCATCGGCAGGACCACGAAAGCCTGGCACAAGCCATGAAATCTTGCTGGCTACTGCGTAGACGCTTTCGGCAAAGAAAATAAGCGACTTGCCAACTGTTTCGACAATAGACAGAAACGTCTCGATTCCACTTAGGGAAACGTCAACGATTGCTCTCGCAAGTCCTTTGCCACCTGCACCGCCGACGCCTTCAAACCCCTCAACGAATCGCAAGAATTCCTCTGTCATTTCGGTGATCGCGGGTGCCAGCGTAGCAACTACCTGGCCTGTGATTCCTTGAAATGTTTTCTGCACCATCCCCAGTGCACGATTCATCTTGTTTATGGCTTGCACCTGATCCGTCTCAAGGATGATGCCAAGACGTTCGGCACGTTCACCGAGTACGTTCATTTCCCTGCCGCCATCCCGCAGCAGGGGAATCAAACGAGTGGCGTCAGACGCGATCGCCTCAAGGTAAAAAGTGAATTCCTGTTGATTCAGGTTTGCACGCTGCAAGCCATTGACATAGAGCTGCAATGCTTCTGGCCCTGATAGCCCTTTGAAGGCATCAGCAGTAAGGCCAATCTGCGGTGCAATCTTCTCAAAGAAGTCGGCCATAGGCCCAGCACCAGTTTGCAGGAAATCACCGACACGATCATTCACGTCCTTCAGTATGTCGGCCAGCTTCTCTTGATCTATGCCGACAGTAGCGGTAGCTGCTGCCATGCGTTGCAGCACCTGCTCGTTGGTTCCAGCCTGCTGGGAAAGGTACGTTAGCTCTTGTGCACTTTCCCGCACGGATTCGACATAGTTGCCGATCGCGTTTGCCGCTGACGTGACGGTGCGTGTGACGGCACTGAATCCAGCCACAAATGCTTTGCCGACTTCAATGGCAACAAGTCCACGCATAGCAGACGTGGCCTGCTTTGTGGAACGTGTCATCTGTCCTAGCAGCTTCTCTGTTCTACTGACGCCACGGGAAATCCCCGCAGTGTCGGCAGTCATTTTTACTGCAAGGCCGGGTCCAGCGGCCATCACTCACCTCGCAGTTGCTGGTAGAGTTCTCGCAGCGTTTCCTCTCGCTGCACAGGATGTTGAGGCGGCTGCTCGATTGGCACAAAGTCGGCAGGCTTTGCTGGCTTGCCGTTTCCTCTGTGCGGTGCCAGCACTGACGCCGCAAGCACGCCAGTTTGATGCCACGAGTCTTGTAGCGGCATGAAGTAGCGGTGCACCGCCATCCATTCGCTCAGTTCTGTGCTGGTCATTCTTTCGCATAGCTCTGCCACTGTCATGCCGAGTTGTGCGGCCAGCCTGAAGAGAAACAAACGAGCAGGCCGCAGATTCAGTTTTTTGCGAGGTCTTCCACGTCACCATCACTTAAAGCGTTGTGGCTCATCGCTGCTTCCCAAACTCGTGTAATCACACGAGCTGATTTAGTCGCCAACTGCTCCACCTCGTCAGCACTAAACAACAACTTGCCAGTGTCATCACACAGAACACGTTGTAAAAACTTGCTGCGAAAGTTGTCTACGCCTTTGTGCTTGTTGACCATCCACTCATTCTCATAGCTGTCACGCTCGCCTACCGTCATCACGCGGACGTGAACGCTGCCACCCCATTCCGGCACAGCCACTTCAAGCAGTCCCATATCATCGGCGGCAAGAATCTGCTCTTTGCTAAGTCCCATGCTAGTTGTCCAGAATCCTAAAGCTGACGGTATAGCGAGTAACGCCATTACGCTGCGGCGTTACTGCTACCGATTCCCATGCAGCATACGTTGTCAGATTAGAACCGCCACCAGAAATCACAAGCTGTGCACGAGTCCCAAAGTTAGCAATTCCAGTGTTTGCACCACCAAGGCAAGTAACAGACACGCCACCCTGGTTGGCTGTCCATGCAGTAGCACGCCCCTCACGAGAGCCGCCGTAATTCCACGTCAGCTCCTGCACCTCAGTGAACGGCGTGCCGTTCCAGGTCACGCTAATGCCTGTCGAATAGGTAGCCACAGCTTAGGAAATCCGCACAGTCGCGTTGCCACGCACAACGTCGTTGACTGCAAGAGTCAAAGTTGAGCTGACGATAGTGGCATTGCCTGACAGTGCGACATCACCGCCGAGAGCGTACGCCCCGCTGTCGCCGCCCTCAAGCTGCGTAATGCCGATATAGTCAAACGTGATTTCCTTGCCTGTCTCGCCAGTAGCCGATCCGACAAGTGGACGCGCCTGAGTGAGGATTGTCTCGCCTGTCGTCTGCGCAAGGTTGCTAATGTCAATGCGATCCGTGGCACCGCTCACGTCGGAGAAGTTCACCGTGAGATTGGTCACTGTGAAAGTCGTGCCATCGAAAACAAAGGTTGAACCGCTGTCGTGTGGCGTAACCGCCATATCAAGTCTCCTGCCAGAGAATGTCGTAGGATTGCGTTACTGCGTAGACGGTTGGCATTTCTGAACCATCAAGCGTCACAACGTCATCGCTTTCGCTTTCTAGGCTTGCCTGCCGCACCGTTGTATTGTCGAAACTGCCGCTGTACCCATCCAGAACGCCACGCACTGCATCGGCTATCTGCCGTGTCTCAAGGCGTGTCGTCGCATAAATCGCCAGCTCTAGAGACACACGAGGAACGCCCATCGGTGTCACCAGCGTCTGCTCACGCTCAATGTCGGTCCTGCGGTAGTTGATAAACGGCAGACTGTCCTCAGACGCTGCCAAGTCATAGAAGACACGATGGCCGACATACTTCGTCACCGATGCGTCACTCATCAAAGCATTCCGCACCACAGTCTCAGGTGATCTGAAAATCATCGGTTGGCCTTTGGCGGGAATCGTACCTGAAGGAATCTAGTTGCACGCTCAACCACGTCAGTCATCTGCTCAGCAAGCTTGCTGCGTATTTCGCCTTTGTTCTGATTAAACGTCCGCATCAGCACGTCATTGCCATGAATCTTGCCAAGATTGACGCCCCTGCCTTTCTCGCCTTTTTTGAAAAAAGCCTTTGGGTATTTGGGCGTAGTTCGCACCCTAGTGCTGCCAGCATACTTGCCACGCTTTGCCTTCTTTTTGATCGAAAACGAACCGCGAGAGTTGTAACTTGACGCTATGCCTTTTCGCTTTGTGCGTCTGGATTTTGTTCCGAAAATAAGCAGGCCAGCGTGGTAGGCATAATCAGCACCACGTCGCACGTTGCCACGGGAAAACATTAGCTTTGACGTTCCAGACTTGCGATAGCCTACAAGGCCAACGGCGTTGCCTGTCTTTGGATACCTCTTCACAACGCTGGTGACAGACCGATACAGGTTGCCAGTGACTTTGCCAAACGCTGCTTTTGTGTTGTTCTTTAAGTCCTTGGCAGTTGGATCAGTTGCGGCCTTTAGTGCTGCACCAAGAAACTTGGCACGGACGCTTGGCGAAAACCTGGCTTTAAGTTCATCCCTGATAGCTTGAAGCTCAGGAAACTCAACCTTTGTGTCGCTCGCATATCGTGCCATTACTCAACCTCTTCGCACACCGCAACATGCTCAGATCGGTTTTCGTATTCAAGCAGGCTCACGATCTGCAAGGTTCGGCCACGCCAAATGAATCTGTCGTTGTGCGTCAATCCGCTGATGTAGCGGATGCGTACACGGTGCGTGATCCTTATTTCCTGCTGGCCGTCTGCCAGTGCCTCGGATGAACGCACGCCATTGATTGCCGCCCACACTGTCGTCAAGTCTGTCCACGTCAGCGTAGTCTCACCGATGCTGTTGGTGCTGGTGGTGGCCTGTTGCACCGTGACACGCTCACGCATCTCACCTGGCCGGATCATGCGTAGGAACCCCACTTGCAGGTGTCGAGTAGAGCCTTGACGCCGTATGGCACCTCATGAGATGCCACAGTTTCGGAAGCTAGACGCCGCTCGTACAAGTGTGCAACCATCATGAGAACAGCGTGGCGTATCGCCTGCGGCACATCAGAACCAGCAGCACCGTAGCCAGCCCACC